TTACTAAACCTGTTAAACCCCATAGGCTGCCCGATATGGCGTCAAGTATTGTAAATTTCATGCGCGCAAATTGAAGCGACGCCGACACAGTAAATTTCTGTATGTATGCGCCTGTAACGCCCATGTTTTTTACAAAAGCGTCGAGCGCCCCACCAAACCCACCAGTACCAAACGCCTTTACAGCCTCGTTGACTGCGCCAGGTAATAGCCCTATGGCGTCTTTAACGTACTTGTTGTTTAAAATTGCGTAGCCAATAGTTTCGTTAAGTTCGCTAAAAACAGTACCCAGGCGTTTTAGTTGGCCTTCATATGTGTTAGCGGCTGCAGCCGCAGCGCCGCCAAACTGTTTGTTTAGTTCCTCTTGTGCCTTACCAAAATCTTTAGATTTAATAATGTTGGGGTCAAGGGCTAAACCTAGTTTTGTAAGCCCGCCTAAATTACCGTTGTAAGCCTTGCCTAAAGCAACTGACACGCTTTCTAAATCTTTGCCGCTGCCTGCGCTTATATTCATGGCAAGATTTAATAGGTCTTGCCCTGTTGTTAAATCCCCTGTTGCGCGTAACAGGTTGCCTAATGCCGGGCGTAACGCGTCGTCGGCTACACCTGTAGCAAATTGCATTTGGGCTATAAAATCCTCGGTTGCCGCAATAGTCATACGCGACGCGCCCGTAGTGTTTTCTAACTGTTTGGCTAGTAGCGCTTGGCTTTTTTGGTCCTCGATAGCGGCGGCAACTGCCTTAGTTAAACCTGCTACTACTAAACCTGTTGAAGCTGCAAACGCGGCGCCTACTGCTACGCCAGTTTTGCCAAACTTGCCAAACGCTTTTTCTGCCGCCGATATGCCTTTATCGGCAAACGACGTAATAATTGGGATATTTATACCAGCCATTAGCGAACCTTCATTTGTCGATTGGTGACGGCCATAACTTGTTCTACTACTTTAAGTACCTCGGCGGTTACGGTATCTTTATTTTTGTCTACGGCAACGTCAATAACGCGCGGTTGGTTGCCTTCCTCTACGTTTAGGTTTGTAACAAATTGGCCGTCTGTGTTACGGCCTGCATGGTCATAGATGACGCCTGCAGCGTCGGCGCTCTGTACGGTCATTAAACGATAAGGCTTAGAACCGTATACAACTTGTTCGGTATAGCCGCCGCGGTCAAAGTTTACGTAGCGTTCTTTACTGCCACGTACGCCAACCTTAATTTTAAATCCTTTTTGTACGGCGTCAGTACGCCACGTAGTTTCACGGCCTTTAACTAAGTTGCCTCGAACCATGCCGGATAGTGGGGCGCCGTTGCCTTTTGAATTATCAAAACTTGCTACCATTTGGCGCGCCTCGGACAAAATAGACGCGCCAGCGTTTCTAATTTGTATGGTTACGCGGCGCCTAAATTTAGGGTCTATGTCGTTTAACAATTTAAGGGTTTCTTGAATACCCTCAATTTGTAACGGTAGTTGGCCCATAACGTTTACTTTCGTTGTTTGTTGTTGTCTGATAATACAGCAACGACAGTAGCCAAGTCGTCTATGTCAAACGGTATAGACGGGGGCCACCACGAAATTGCTACCAACAGTTCGGCAAGTTGGCGCCCGTGGGTGCCCCTTAAGTGGGGTTTACGGCCTCGGTGTCGACTACTTCAATGTTTGTTAAGCCTTTAACGAACGTGTCAAACTCTGCCGGTACAACAATTTTATTTAACTTAGACGCCTCATACGCCATAAATGCTAAATCCTCTATGCCGATACCTGCGGCCATGTCCGACGCTTTACGTTTGTATTTGCGTTCCCACAAAATAATAACGTACAGATTTGTTACCACCTCATAGGCGGTGTCGGCTGTTTCTACTTTTAGCGTAAGTTTCATTGTCTGCCTTTTGTGTCGGGCCTTTACAGGCGTTTAATTAAACTTCAACGACGCTGTAAACTCCGCCTGTAAAGGTAACGCTAATTGTGCCTAAAGCGCCCAGCGCCATTTCGTACGGCAAGGCTTCCAAGTATGCGCCTGTAAGCGTCATAGTTGGGTTGGTTGCGGTGCCTGGGCTTGTTGCGCTAGGCGACCACGAAACCGTAGTAGACGTGCCTACAAGCGCTTTAAGTGTTGCGTAAGTTTCACTACCTGCAAACGATAGATACAGGTCAAGGGTCAACGTTGAGTTTTCAAGGCCTGCCACGTAAACGCGTGAACCCGAACCAAACGCGGTACTTTCTAGCGCCTCGATAGTGCGGGTAAATGTCAAACCTTGGCATTGGTCTTGCAGCGAAACGCTGTTAACCGTTACGTTTGGTGATGAAAGATAAGTGCTAGTAGCCATTGGCTTTACTCCTCGTTTGTGTCTGTCTTAGTTTTAGCACCTTTAGGCGCCTTGGTGGGGGATTGAATAACGAAACCGCCCGCTATAAGCGCGTCAATGTTTACGCCTTCAACCGGTACGTATTCGTCGCCAGGGCAACCGATACGGGGGCTAACTATTTCGTATTTCATGTTGCACCTATCTTAGGCGGTTGCCTGGGTTTGTAGGGTTATGGTCAAATCGTAGGCGGGTAGTTCGCTGCCGCCTATTACTGCGACAGTTGGGCGCCCGTCGGTTACGCCAATTTTTTTAGTTATTACCTTGCTAGCCAAGTTAAGTAGTGACCGTTGCGCGTCTAGGTTGCCAGGCCCCAGCGTAATTATGCGTATTGGAAAAGTCATTTCTACGACGTTGTTTGAATACACGGTAAACGTAGGGGCGTCTATAAACGCACAAGGCGGTACAAGGTTGCGGGGGTCTGTTACTACCTGTAGCCCTGTAATGGTCGTTAGCGACGCTGCTAGGTCGTCTAGCGCCTCGTTAAATAAGTCTGTAAAACCAACAGGCATTAGGCAACCTGCGGGCGTGGAATACCTAGTAACTGTTTAATCATTGGCGACAAGCCGACGCTGTTGCCTGCGGGCATGCCGTCAAAACTGGCAAAATCTGTTACCGCGCCGCGCTGTCGATACAGAAAACCGCCGTAGGCAATAGTGCCTAAAGTGACGCTATTACTAGGGCTAGTTGCTTTTTGGTCTATGTAGCCGCTTTCTAAACGTCGTTGAAAACAAAAATCGTTTGCAGCTGCCGCGCATTGTGTAAGAAAAGTTGTATCGAGTGCCGACGCGGTACCGATACCTAGCCAGTCCTCAATCTGTCCGGCTGTAACCCACGTGCACGAAATTGTACCTAGCGTTACGGTTCCCGTTGCTGTAGTGCGCGTGACGTCGGCGGCTGTTTTTGCGTACAGAATTTGAAACGGTACGGGCACCTCATAATTAAAAAGTAGGTCGCCCTCGTCGTCTACGCCAATAAACAAGTATTCGGGTACGTCGTAAACGGTGTAAGTACCGTTAAATGTTGCGTCAACGCCTGCTACAACAATAGACGCGCCTACGTACACTTCGTTAGGTGTAAGCGTTTCTAAAACTGCGTAGTTGTCTAATAGCGTTTTATGCGCTACTTGGTAAACCTGCGTCATGGCGGTTAGGCCGCCTTTCGGTTAGACGAACTTAACGAATTTTGTAGCGTCTGCCATAAACGACGCTGCATAACCACGGTACGCAATAGTGCGGCCCAGGGTGCTAGGTACGTCTACAGAAATGGCGCCCTTTTGCTGTTCGTAAAATTCAAAACCTGCGGCTGGTCCGGCTGCGTGGCCCATAAATGAACCTGGGGTATCTTTATCGACTACCAACACAAGGCCTAGCGGGTTGCCGTTCCAATTTGAAGCCGACAATTCGCCTGGTGCGTTCATAGCGCCGATTTGTGGGAATACTGGGCGGCCTGTGCTGTCAACCAATGAACCTAACGCGGCCCACGTACCAGGTGTTACGACCATGTGGGTAGGTAGGTAGTTGCTAGTTGCGCTAATTTGGCGTGCGCCTTCGTAAATTGCTGCAATCCAGTCGGCAGGGTCTGTCGTGTCGGCAACGGCGCTGGTTTGTGTAATTGCTGCATGGCAAGTATCTACGGCGTAGTTGTTTGTTGCTTGTCCGTAAGCGATAGCCAACTGGTTCAACACAATGTTAATACTTGCTGGGTCTGTCCAATCCAAATCCTGTTCGGACATTGTTACAAACGTTCCGAAAGTAAGTTTATTAACGTTGTTATTTGCAACGGTGACAGTAGACGGGTCCAACTGGTTTAGTTGGCCTGTTGGCTGTTGTGTTACTACTGGGCGTACCGTAATTTTTGGGCGGCGAAATGTTGCACCTGATTGTGGCATGGCACGTACGCCAATAGCCGAAACAAACGGGCGAATTGGGTTAAGGCTGTCGTAAACAGTTCCGGTAATGATTTCAGGCAAGATACCTGGGGTATCGGCTGTAGTAATGTTTGGTGCTGCAGCTTGAACGCGGGCGTTCATTTCTGCAAGTACGCTGCCACCTTGCAACGACGCGGCGATAAATTCGCCTGCGGTTGGCAATTTGAAAGTACGTGGCTGTGCGTAAACGACTGGGGCTACGCTTGCGGCCTCGATAACGGTTGGGGTTTCTGTTGGCTGTGTCATGGTGTCTAACTCCTCGTTAGGTGTTTCGGTTTCTATATTATCTACTTCTTGTTCGTCTTGTGGGATACCCTGCGACGCTGCTACGCGGTCTACTGACGCCCCCGCAAAAGCCCCGTAAGGCACTAACGATAATTCTTGGAAATCGGCACTTTCTATAATCATTGTGCCTTTTTCGTCGTAACTAAAACGGGTTGGGTTAACGCCAACACTTACCGCGTCTAGTACGCCGTCGGCTGCTAATACCAGCGCCTCGTTGCCTAAAGCCGTTTCGCTAATACGTGCCTCGTACATCATGCCGCCTGGCGTATCTACCAAACTTGTAACAATTCCTACGGCCTTGGTGCTGTCATGGTTTAGATACATTTTCGGCATTTTGTCGCTTGCGTTTAAACTGCCTGGCATAAACATAACTTTTGTGCCGTCGTTTACTACCGCTTCAACGTTATAAGGCAGGGCAAGGCCAGCCAACGTACGGCGCGGCATACCGTTAGGGCCTGCGGCGTCTATTGTTAATTCTTGTTGAGTTAATCTAAGCATTTGGCATTACTCCTACTTCGTCTACTTCTGCGGGTGTGTCATATTCGGATAGGTAACTTTCGGATAGGTAACTTTCTATATCGAATTTGCAATATGTACCGCGCGGCAATACGTTACCCATACTTAGCGTTTCGGCTATACAGTCCATAAACAATTTGGCGCCGAACATATACAAATCCTGGCGCGCCTGGGTGCTGTTTTGGTAACTGTACGAGCCAGTAGCGACGCCCAAAAGGTAAGGGGGGCAATTTGCGAGCCTGGCGACCTCGAGAGCTTGGTATTCCGACGCTGCAATTAGCATTTGTTTACTGGCGTCGCTGTTTGTTTCGGTGTACGTAACAAATTCATTTAAAACCGCTACGGAATTTGTAAGGCGCGCCGTTTCAAAAGACTGGCCCAACTGTTGCAATTCCTCGGCGCTTAAAGGCTCGCCCGCGACCTGCCGCAATACGCCCGTAGGAAGCAAACTAGAACTATTGCGTAGCCTTGCCTGCTCGAGCTTTAGTGATGTCAAAACAGCGTTAGGGCTAGTAAAAAGTAAACCTTGAATAGGGCTAATAAATTGCACTACGTCGCGGTGGTCAATAGGTAAACCGCTAAACATAATTTGTTTAGACGGCGCAAAAAATACGGGGCCTGCTTGGTCTTGTGTTAAAACCATTGCGCTAGGCATACGTTGAAACGCTTTAGGGTAGCCGTCGCTACTACGTTCGGTAATGTAAAGAAAAGCGCGTTGGGTAAAAAATAAATCGTCAAATAACCAGGCAAGCGTTGTGCTATTTGGTAACGACGGGTCTAATTGACGTGTCCAAGCGCGCGGGGCAATTTGAATTTGTTCAAGTTCGCGCGTTACAGGGTTCCACATTTCGTTATACATTGACAACGGCGTACAACCAATAACTGACGCCAACAAATCGCGCGCCCTAGTAATAGCCGGTACGGCCATAGCACGTTGGCGGGTAGCGCCCTGGGTAAACGCATAAAAGTTATCGAGTTGTGACGCGCCAACATTTGAACCACTAGCCGCCGCTTTAACGGTAGTACCTATAGCGGCCTTGTTGACCTTGTTAAATAACGCCATGCGTTTAGTCTGCCATATCTGTTAAAAGTTTGGTGGCACTACCCACGGTGAAGCGGTCTATTCTTTTCCCGACGAAAAGGTAAGCCGTCGCGGATAGTGCCAACACAACATTAGCGGTTTAACGCAACTACTAACGGTTTGCCGACTAGCTGCGGTTTAGACGCCAACGCTGCAGCCCAAACCATGCACCTAGCCAACGTGATAGGCCCAGGGCTACGGGTCGACGAAAGGGCTACGCTGCCTTGGTGTTTAATAAGTACGGCGCGCTCGACGTGTTCTATTAACTGGTTTTCGCCGTGGTGGTATATACGATTTTCTAAAATCATATTTTTAACTGGGCTAGTCCATTTCAATAATTCCCGATAACCAACAATGGTTTTACGGCGTTCCATATTTGGCGGTAAATGTATTTCAAGCCCTGGCGTAATTGCTAGGCGTAGCGTTGGGCCTAACGCTATTTCGGTTTCAACCAAGCGCCACATTTCGGCAAGTGTGCCCGCAACAAACGCAACCGTTATAGCCGTTTTTAACCCTACTTGTATAGCGCGCACGCCAACATATAGCGCGCCGTCTTGGTCTACCTCTATAGCAAGTATTCCGCCTGGCGGTATTGTGTCGTCACTTTTTAAGGCTTCAAATACGCCTGGTTCTAACCAGCCGTTTTGTGTTGCTGTCCACGTGTTAACCGACGCGCGTAAAAAAGCGTTGCGGTTTGGCGCTTCGCTTTCTGCCTCGATTACAGACATTTCTAACGTATGACCTAGCGCGGGGTTTGCGTACGCCCAGGCTTCGGGGGTCATTAAATCCATAGACGGCGGGGGGCTGTATTCGGCAAAATATAATTTAGTTTGTTCGCCGCTATCTATGGCCCTTAATCCTTGTTCGCGCCAACGCAACATGGCTTTACTATCTTGCGTACCGGCTGTAGACATCATTACAAACAACGGGTTTTTGCGCGCGCGTTGCGACGGTAATAAACCTTCGTCTATGGCCGCTTCCGAAATATCCCAAACTTCATCGGCTATTACTAGGTCAACGCTGTAACCGTGTCCAGCTTGTGGCGTTGCCGCGCGTGGAAACCATACGCTGTTATCCGGCATTGTTAAAACCATGCGCCCATATGACCAAGAAACATGGGCATTAAATTTGCTTGCTAACACGGGCGCTAAATATGTGTATAGCGCGGTAGCCAAATCTAATTTGTGTGCAACAGTAATAACCGTTTGCGCCTGGCCGCGCGCTTTACCCTGGGTAGTAAGCCACCAACCAACAAGCGACGCAATAGCAACCGTTTTACCGTTTTGTCGAGCGACAGACACAAGGCCGACACGGTGCAAGTAATCGCCGTTGTTATCCATAGACGTTAAACCGTGCAATATATTTTTTTGCCAGGGCATTAGGTCTACGCCAAGTACCTCTTTCGCAAAATCCCCAATATCGTCTACAGCCGATTTTTGACCGCTAGCGGTGGTCGTAACCAATCGCGGCATATCGTGGCCAGTTTGCGCCAGTTCGTTTAAACCCTTTGGATATATAGGATAAATGTCTTGCGGGGGCAGGAGTGGGTTGTCTAAAAAAACGCTGTGAGTGTTTGCGTCTTTTTTCCTTATGGGCGTTGGGTTTGCGGACTGTTCGCGCTGTAGGTGTACGCCGTACGCTTGCCCGCGTCTGCTGTTACACGGCTTGCAACTTGGTACTAGGTTGTCGAGTTCGTGTGAACCGCCGCGCCCTGGTTCTATTAGGTGGTCTGCTGCTGTTGCTTCGCGTTGTCCGCACCAATGGCACATAGGGCTATCGGCTAGTAATCGTTTGCGGTTTGCTAGGTAGGTTGCGTTGCCGTTGTGTGCTGCCACGTTATGACCTTACCCAACTGGCGCGCGCTGTCGCGCTTGCCCTCGGTTTGTGCCGGTGTAGTTTCATGTCGGGCTAATCCTTTTGTGTCGGTTTGTTATCGGTATGTTTGTTGCTGTTCTTAAAGCCTAATAATGTAATGCTCTACCCGACGGGCTGCCTCAATCCGTCTACCTTGCATTACGCCTGGTTATGTTTACAGGCCGCCCCAACGCTTGGCGTTATTACTTTCGTCTATCAGTTTTAACGCGCGTTGGTCTAACCATGTTCCCATGGATTAACCCCGCGCCCTGCGAACGGCGTACGGTCTGTTGCTACTGGCCAGTTGTAAGTTCTGTATCTAATCGGTGCGCGACAATAACACAGCGCATAGCACCATAAAGGCAACTGCTAACCACGCTGTACGGTTCACGGTTTATCGCCTCGCGCGCGTACTAAAGCCTCAATTGCCAGCACTAATTCGTCTTGCGCTTGTTGCAGCTCTTTAGTGGTTTCATCTAGTAAACGCTTTATCGCGTCTAGTTGCTGGTTTGCGTAGTCACGTTCGCGCGCTATCGCTGTCATATGGTCGTGTAACCGGTCGTATTCGTCGTTTGGGTTCCTCATTGTTTCCAAGCCTCGATTACTTTAGACGCCTGGCCCATTGTCAAGGTTTCTAGTATTACGTCGTCGGCGTCTAACAATAATTGCATGGCTTCAAGCGCCGCCAAATCGTCTAAACCTCTACCTTTTGCAAGCGCTTTAATCATGTAAAGTTGTTTGCTACTGGCGTGTACGCCGCCCTCTTTAGGTGTACGCATAGGCGTTATTGTGGCTTCGTGGCCGTCTAACCGCGCTTCGACTTCGTTACGGCTAGCAATAGATTTAGCGACGCCGCAACCCATGTAACCAAGTGCGCGCCCAAGTGCAGACGTCATACCTACCATGTATTCGCTGCGCTTCGTGTAAGGCGTGTTGCCTGGAAACGGTTCGGCTGCGCTTGCTACTACTGGTATTGGGTCTGCTACGTCGCGCCACACGGTAACGGTGCAACGAATAAACGTCGAGCCGTCGGGCATTGTGATTACTTGGTTATCGGTTTCTTGTATGCGTAAATCGGGCCAGCGCTTTAACGCTTCGGCTAAACGTGTTGGTACGTCTACGTAGTTGTCAAGGTTAAAGGCCATTGGATACCACCACGTCGCAATTCTGAACGCTTAACACTTGCATTACTTTTGCGTATTCTTTCGCGCCGTAGTAGCAAGTGGGTTTCTGTTCGGCGCAAGCCATAAGCACATTTTGCAACCACTCACCAGCGTTTAACTGGTCGTTATCGTAATCGTGCATAGCAACTAGCAACGTAACTTTTTGTAGTTGGGTATTTGGTGTTTCCACTATTTCGGTCATGTCGGGTATCTTTCTGTAGTCGGGTTTTTATTTGTTTAAATCTTGATCGGTTAATTTTGAAGTTAGCAACCAAGGTGCTAGTTGGTAAAACGTTTTGCAACCTGGGCAACTTAAAGCGTTCCAGTTCAACTGATCTGTTACAACTTCCCACGTTCCGCAACCTGGGCATTTTGTTTCTTTTTTCATGTCGGGTATCTTTCCATTAGTCGGGTTTATTACTTGTTTGTACCGTAGCACAAGGTAGTCACACGGTAGGTAAATCCTCGATCGGCTCTAGTCGTTCCGTTGTAACCCAATAGGCGCCGCCGCTTGTGTCTGCGTTGTTTTGCAGCCAATGGGTTTTAACCGGTATTTGGTAGCCCCAAGTCCAGCCCCTAATTTTGTAGTGACAGTCAAACAGCTGCACTAAAACAAACGGATTGGCTTTATATGTTGTCGCTTGGTTGCGTGGAACGATTAGGTTTATTTCGTCGTTTGGGCAACGTGTCGACTTAATTTGGTATACGCCTACGTCGCCTACTGTCCAGGCCTGTTGGTTTAACGGTATTTGGTAGTGGTCTGCGAACACTATTTCGCCTAGCGCGCCGTCAATATATTTTTGTAAGCCTGGCGCAAATTGTTTACGCGTTGCGCTTGGGTGTGCGCCTTCGCCGTACGTGTTGTAGTTAGTTGTGCCGTAACTTATTGCGTCGGCTATTTGTTGTTCGGTGTAAAGCCGTTCGTGTGTGTCGTTCATATGCCGATAATTACGGCCATAGCGGAAGTAATTACTGCGGCTGCGAATTTGTGTTCGTCGCTTGGTGTTCCGGCTAAATACTTTTCGCGCAATATGTCTAGTTCGTCTAGCAATATTGAGTGATCTACTGGCTTAGGTGCTGGTACGTGGCTAGGTCTAAAAACTTCATCTACAAAATGTTTAAAGTTTTCGGCGTACTTTTCTGTATACATTTGTCGGGTACTTTCTGTTAGGCCTGGGTCGGGTATCGGGTAATCGGTCATGGGTTAGGCAACGCCCAAGGTCCGTACCCCGAATTATGCCATATGGCTAATGCAGAGTTTGTGTTTACTACAGGGTCAAATAACTGTTCGCACGTGTCAAGTATGCCCTGGGCTTGTAACCAGCCAATAGGCCAATACTTGTTAGGTCTGCACCAAAAACCGTTTATTTGGTACAGGCCGTAGCTGCCGCCTGCCGTGTCTTTAGCGTTGTAGGCGTCAACCTTGCAGCCGCTTTCACGGTAAATAATGCGCGCAACGGTACCCATTTCGGTTAATGGCCAGCCCGCTTGTTGGGCAAGTTGTAGCGCATATTGGCAATCTGTTAACGGTGCTGCCGTAGTGGTAGTCGACGTTGCCATAGGTGCCAAACTGACCGTAACGGGGGGCGTTACAGGCAGGGCGCTAGGCGCGTTGTAAGCGTCGTAGGCGAACGCTAACCCTGACAGGCTTATAGTGACAGCCGTAAAGATTTTGGCTAGTAGAAAGTTCATGCAATACCCCTTTTTTCGTCGGTCTTAAAACCGTAGTAGACGCTTACGCGCTAGGTGGTGATACTGGCCTAAGCCCTTGTAGGTACAGGCTTACAGGTTCGGGGGTTTTGTCGCCTGGGTAATAAAACCAATGCCACGGCTCGGCGGGCATGACCTCTAATGACCAGCCGTATCGTGGGCCGTGTTCGCACATAAACGCCCACGTTTCGCCTGCCATGTTTGCGTAGTCAACGGCTAAACCTAAGTTGTGGCGGCTGCTACCAGGTGCAGCTAGTGGCGCGTTGCCTGGGCGTAAGTAATACTTGCGGCCTTGCCATGTTCGGGTAGACGCGCCCTCGATAGGTTGCAACGTGTAGCGCTGTAAAAATCCTGCGGTTTGTTGCGCTAATGACCGGTACGTATCGCCTGCAGAAATAGGTTTAAATTGTTTTATACCTGCAGCAAACGCGGCGGTTCGTATTGCGTTGTATGCATTAGCGGCGCGCGGGTGCAGCTTGCCGAACGGCTTAATATCTACAAGCATATTGGCAGGTAGTTCGCCTGGGTTAACGTGCCCCAACGTGGCAGGTAATACCAGTTTTTTAACAGCCGGCACTACTACGGGTTTACGGGGTTGGGGTTCCACTAGTTGGCTCTACAGGTTTGCGTTTAAGGCCGTTAGCTGCGACAAGGCCGCTAAGTGTGCCGGTCATAAACACGGTTAGGGTAGATAGCAAGTCGATAAATTGCGCGTCGTTTGGTGACTGCTCTAAAGGTTGCGTAACAAAAAGTAGACCGTAAACGAAACCTATAACGGTTAGCGCGAACGTTACGGCAATAGTGCAGCCGACAAATACAATCATGCGCGCGTGTAAGTGTTCTATTTCGGCAGGTTGCTTAGTCATTGGCTGCCCTTTCGCATTGTTGAATAGTGCTGCAACGTGTTAGCGCGGTGTTGCGTACTTTTAATGGTGCGTTGGTTCGTGTTGTTTCGCAGGCCGTCAAGATAAAAGCAAGCATGACACTAGCCAAGTAGTATCGCGGCTTCACAAAACTTCATAACTCGGGTACGTAATCAACTTGGCGTTGTATAAACGCTTCGTATTCTGCTGGGGTCATTGGGCGTACTACGCCGTCAACTTGTATAAACACTTCGTCGTGTGGGTACATTGCTACGGCTTCTTGGTATGTCATGTCATGCCCTAACTGTTTGCGTATCCGTAAACGCGGATTGTGCCGCCTGTAATTGTGCCGCTTGCTGGCGTAATAGTAAATGCGGTGTAAGAAGTTGTGCCGTCTAAATAACCGCTATACATGCGACCCACATTTATTGAAGTCATAGTGCCAGACACAATAGTTCTTTTAGCAAGAAACGGCCCGTTTAATTCCATGTTTAGGTTTAATCCGTTGGTCATAACTCTGCCAACTGCGTTAAATGATGTGCCAGTGTTTGTCGAGTTTCCGCTGTATGTTCCTGTTGCATCAGGGGAATAAGCAGCACCAACAAAACCGTTGTAATATCCTGTCGCTGTTGCACCTAATTTTAGCCCTAGTTGCTCATCGTTAACCGAGCCAGTACCACCGCTAATTGTAATTTTGTAATAATCGTATGTTGCACTAAACGCGTCAGACACAGTAACGCTTGAAACTGCGCTACCAAT